TTACTCACCGATTTCCAGCGCGTCCTGGATCGCATCGGCCAGTGACGCAACTTCCTGTGAAACGTTGCGCAAGTCCATCTGGGAGCGGATCCCAGAGTTTGCGGTAGAGGCTGAAACCGAGGCTTTAGATATTTCTAACGCGGCTTGAACAGCCAGCAAACGCTTACGGTTTTCAGAGGCGTCAGCGCCGGTGGCGTTGTCTAGATCGAAGTACCCTTCTAACATTGCTATCTCCTTATGTCATTCACCCCAGTTTAGGATGTTCCTCTTGCCCAAGCTATCAAAATAATACCCCTAATGAAATTTTTAGTAACAATTAATGCATTTTTCTTATTGCGTCCAGGGCCCAAAAAAGCAAAGGTAAATATATCTTTTTTCAATTTTTTATTTGTGTTTATTTTAGATATTACTTTTAAGCAATAAAGATTATCAATAATACAAAGATCTCATTCAGAGGCAGTAAATGGAATTCGATGAAATGCTCAGCGTTTTTTTTGAGCAAGTTAGATGTAAATCAGACTTTCTCCGTTTTTTGGCACAATTAAAGCAAAACAATATCTCTTACTATATCTATTTCGTCGCTACGGGAAATGTACAAGTGGTGACAACTGCGGACACCTACTTATCGTTAAAAAGCCAACGACGGTTAATTAAGATCAATCAAAATGCGAGTGATGCTTTGACACGCATCGCCACCAAACGCCATTTCAGCGGCTGTACTCGTTTTGACCAATATTGCCGGGAATTAGCCAGAGCGGGGGTATTCAAATGGGTGGTCGATGTCAATGAGGCAAATCGCCATTATTGGTCGAAAGACAATCGTCTGCTCCATACTGAAAATATTGTCAATCCTGACTATAACTATGTAGGGGAAATTGACAATGTGAATCTTTGATTAATTTCATAGCTTTGTTGATGTTATCCTTGCTTCAATAGCCTTACCGATTTTAATAAACGGCCTTTCAATAAAAATATGAAGTAAGGTGGCAAAAGCAATACACACAGTAGCCAACAACATAAATTTAGAAATACCAACAAATCCTTGCGGAAAGAAATCATTGTACTTACTTACACTATATATTATTGGATAATGAGAAATGTAGAGAGAGAATGAAATATCCCCTAAAAAGTTTAAAGCTTTCGATTGTTTTACTTCATTATTTTTTTCATACAATAAACAACCACACAGGAGTATAAGAGCCCAAAAGCCAAAGTCTTGCATGCCAAAGCCTGAATGGTTTGGTTTAAAATAAAATGAAACTGCCAGGCTAACGCACAGATAAAACAGTATAGATGAGACTTCTTTCCCAATCCTTAAACTAAAAGTGCTATATATTATATATAAAAACATACCTATAACAAATTCTATTAAAATTGGCGACCCTACAAATCTTAATAATGAAAAATATTCATGTCCTTCTGGGACTTTGGGAGCAGCAGTTCCGGCAATCAATACTTCGCCATTAAAATGGGTTTGAACAATAATAAATGGTAACAATATCAACAATGAGCATATAAACACCCTGTATCTATGATTTATGAGCATAGCAACTGAAAATAATGCATAAAAGTAAATTTCATAAGTCAAAGTCCATGCCGGGCCAAGTAAGTTATAGCCGAAACCAGGGGAAGGAAGCTTATAATCTCGGTGAATAAAAAATAAAGATCTTAAAATCAGTTCAATGGGATCTACATGATATAGTGCCAGATATCCAAATGCGAAAGTAACAATAAACGTAGGGTAAATTCTAAAGAATCTTCTAATATTAAAAACAATAATACTCCGCTGATTAACCGTAGAAGCGGCAATAATAAACCCACTAATCATAAAAAACAAATCGACACCAAATGCCCCGCCGCCAAATAATATGTATCCTAAATCTTTCTGCGCATAAACATCATTCAGAAAAAATCTAAAATGAAAAAAGACAACTAATAGAGCAGCAATACCACGTAACTGATGAATACTGTCTATGTTTTTTCTTTTTATCATTCTACTCAACCCTAATTTTAAATAATTATAATTTATTATGGTTCCAAACCGCAAAATCATAGCATCTATATCAATCTTGATCGAGACTCATCGGTACGTTATCGTTCATTAGATAAGCACTTGCCACCAGGATAAGAAAAATTGCTCTTTTTGAAAGAGCACATCCGAATAGTGCACATTCATTTATGTTGCATCCATTTTGGACATGCCATCAAAGTACATTATTAAGAATATGCTCATCGCAAAATTTAATACGCGAAAATGCTCGAGCATGGCCGTACGAGAGAATGTTGGTAGAGTTGTGCTAAATACGTTATAGAAAAATTAAAAGGCTAATACAAAAACGGGAACCAACCGGCTCCCGTTCTCTTCTAACCCAGAATCTGGATTACATATTCGCGATAATCGCGTCACCAAACTCTGAACATTTCAGCAGTTTAGCGCCTTCCATCAGACGTTCGAAGTCATAGGTCACGGTTTTGTTGTTGATAGCGCCTTCCATACCTTTAACAATCAGGTCAGCGGCTTCGAACCATTCCATATGACGTAACAGTAGTTTTAGCAATCAAACCTAATTAATTGAATTAACAGAGTTTAATGATTTTTATGCAACCATATCAACCACTTTTACCTTCATCATAACAAGCTGATTTTGTATAGTTTACGCAGAGTTTTGATAACCACTTTAAGACTAATGGAGGTAAAGTCCGTTAGCAAAAAATAGCCCATATAACCACATAAAAACTTGACCACATCAATGCTAGGGGTTTTAATGTTATACTCTGTTGCTATTGATAGAGGCGACTCATCCTTCGGCGTTCTTATACCTAATATTTCTGCCGCGATAACTATCAGAACGCTATTGTAAGCGTACGCGAAGCTATCGGCATAAATATCGAGTTACTGGTGTAAGTAGAAGCAGTACCGGAAGCAACCAGCTTGGATAACTGGCTGGAAAATCCCGATTATGCACGTGTGGTATGAGTACTGGTGGATGTTACCCGGTTCATGGGGAAAGCGAAAAAAACAGGAGAGAGATGTGTATTTTTCCCAAAAAATAGTAATCAAACTATCTAGCTTTATATCCAAAAGACTAGATTGTCTTTTTTTTAAAAACAAAGAATTCTGCATAATATCCAATAATTGCTGGGGGAATAGATTATATTCAATCGTAAAGAGAGAATATAATACTCCTTTTGTTGGATTATACTTGCTGCCTGAGCACTATATTAAATTCATAAATAACCTAGAGTCTAATATATCCATTGAGTTAAAAGATAAACATTTCAACAGTAATACCACTAACTATCCTATTGCAGATATCAATGGATGCACAATACACTTTCTTCACTACAAAGACCAATCCGAAGCAATAGACAAATGGAATCGTAGAAGATTGAGACTTATCTCACATATAAATTCACATGGTCTACATAGTATAATATTTAAATTTTGCGTCCTAGACGATAATTCCGCACTTGCATTAAAAGAGTTTGATGCTCTCAAATTTACAAGAAAAATAATAATCACAAAGAGTTTAAGTAAGTATTTTATTGACGAAAACGGAGGGATCATTAATGGACTAGAACTATTTAAAGGGAGATTACTGTATTATAAAATGTACATCAGTATATTTCGCAACCTCCCTCGAAGAGCAAAATCACGCGCTGCGGTACCAGCCCATCAACTTGATAAATGAGTTAGTAACGTTAACTCCTGAACCAGAACCAGTATTTGCTGTAGTTCCTGAAACAGAGTGAGAATGCGCACCGATCCCGACTGTATGACTATGAGAACCAAGTGCGACTGTATGGGTGTGGTTACCAACAGTATCGGTATAAGTAGCAGTACCACCACTCAGCTGCGGAACTGTAGTGTGCCCCCCACCACCATTAAGAGTGCCTTCCGTACCAGACCTGTGTCTGTGATTACCAGTAGAAGATGTTGTTTTCGTGCCATAATCAAAACCACTTGTTGTTTTCGTGCCATAATCAAAACCACTGGTGTTAGCAGAAAACGTATGCCCATGCGCTGGCAAATTACCTACAGCAAGCGTAACAGAATCAGAGCCCCCCGTAGCCATGACATCACTGCCGTTTGCACTTGCAAGTCTTATCGTCCGGTTCTCGCCGATATAGTTCCACTTCGTTCCTGGAAACAGCGTATTCGGATTTTTGTTTTGAGCAAACCAAGTTACAACACCAATCGGGTAGATAGAATCATAAATATATCCTATCCCTTTCACTGCCAGCTCCCCTAACCCCAAATTTGTGCGTGCAATAACCTTATCAGCCAGATCCGACAGATTCTTATTACGGATAAGCGCATCAGGGATTTTTGATGTAACAGTTCTGACAATGGCCTGATAAAGCTGGTCGTGCTGCTCTTTGTTAAGCGCCAGACCTGATGACTCAATAACAGTACAAATCTCCTCCTGAACTGCGTCCCACATATCGCTGTTCAGGTCTGTAGCACGGCGGCCAGTAGACGGGTCACCATTGGTAAAACCATTTTTACCGTGCCCAAATTTATCAATTTGTGCCGTGGACGTATCAATTCTATGCATCTTCTGTTCCTTCCGGATAAGCAAAAACTACGACTGTGTGAGAGGGGCAAAGCTTATCGATCACACACTCCGCTACGGTGTCACCCCACGTTCTGATCGCTGAATCGCAGGTACTTGTACAAGTCTGCCAGGAGATATTGGCGTCAGCCGGAATATTCACGCGCCAGTAATAGCGCCAGAACTCGCCCCATTCGGGGTCTGGGGAGCTATCCAGATTCTGGAACTGCTCAATGGTGGCAGTCGTATAGCCCAGCGCATCGAGCTGCTCACGATAAAAACGCTCATTAATACCACCCGCTACGTTAGCTTTCGTATCCAGTCGCTGCTGGCGCTGCCGAAGCGTCTGGACACCATCCGGAGCACAGGAATCCGGCAGGCCATATAACCCTTCATACCGATCAATGAGTTCAGTGGTTTGGCCGGGGTCGATTTCCTTCATTAACGCGCCGGCGCGCTGGTGAACACGGGTTAGTGAGGGAGCAAGACCCTCGATAAGTGGGTTCTTTCCCTCCCATGCTGGCCCGGCTGGCAACAAATGGTAAAGCAGTCGCGTGTACTCATCTTTTATCGCCATGCCTATTCAGTCGCCTCCGTGTAGGTTTCCCAGGTGATTTCTCCCAGCACTGGCAGTTCGGTTTTCCCGAGCACGATATCAATCGTCGGAGAGCGGATCTGATGTGCCACTTCATCTGTAGCCAGACTGATTGCTTCACTTATACGCGAAAGATAGACTTTCCCCGACGGCTGACCATCACGAAGCATGAGCGAATTCAGTTCAGCGGTGACCGCCGTGCGGATTTCCGGCGTGTCTTTTGCCAGGGCGATTGTCATCGGGATAACATGCTCGGTTGCAGCAAAGACAAACAGACCGCCGCCGGCAACAGGTGCCAGCGGCAGAATATGGGCACGCACCGCCTGTACAACATCGTCGGCAGGAGCCGGGTTAGCGGGATCACTAGTGGCAACCATAACGCCAACGGTACCCGTCCCCTGATAATGACGGAACGTCCAGGCGCGGGTAATTCCGGCAATCTCTTTCGCCCATATGATGTAATCCGGATCTGCTCCGCCCTGCGGTATCCAGTAATAGCGCTCCATCACGCGCGCACGCCACGTCTCCAGTTCCTCCACGTCATTCCCACCGTTCAACGAGTCTGCGTACCCGGTGGATGGAATACCGCTAATCGGCGTGCCCAGGCGTAGCGCAATGCCGTCGTCAGTATTCCCGGCCAGCCCTGCCACATCGGCAACAACTGGCACACGTAGCAGGCCGCCAGAGGCTTTAACGGTTTGAGTGGTGGTAAAAGTAACCTGATCATCACGCTGAATCTGCGTGCCAGCTGGTAGCGTTGGCGTACCGCCGAGCCCATCCCAGCGGATAAACCCCGTAGCGGCTACTGCATCTTTTCGTGGACAGCGCTTGATGCGCGCGTGGCGATAAAGCCAGTCCTCATCGCACAAGTCAGGCAGCATGTTGCTTGCCAGATAATCAAGATAGCCATACAGCGTATGTACGGCGGCGGCCTGCACCCTTCCATAAACTTCGGCATCCATGCGCCGCAGTACCGCATCCTGCTGAAAGCGGGTCAGTAAATCGCTGCGAATAGTGGCGATCAGTTGCGGGAGTTCAGGGCGTGCAAATTGACTGTCAGCCATTCAGTTCACTCCAGATATCATCAAAGGTAATATTGTGAATAGCCCCGTCTCGCTGATAAACAGCTACGCCAGCGGCCAGTGTGTCGATTCCTGTACGCTCAGAGGTCACATCAATGCGCGCCGCCACACCGTCCTCAGTCATCCACGACAGCGCCTGCTGCATGTATTCGCGGGCATCCTGCGGGGTTTTGTTGGTAAGTTTCCGTCGTTTCAGCAGATACAGGCGGGAGCCAATACGGTCATTCTGAACTGTGGGCCACGTGTCGCCCCACCAGCCGTATGGCTGCGGGGTTTTATCGTCCCGCTCAGCACGGCGCCACGTGAAAAGAGAAATAACCACGGCGCGCGTCAAAAGGTCGAGCGGAACCGTGGCATCCTTCTGGATTCCATTTACATAGAGAATCATAATGTCAGCTCATGGGTTGGTCTGGCTTGTTGGTCGTTCCACCACCGTCGCCGTTTTCTTTATGTGTGTGACCGTTATACGTCACGCGCATTTGAGCCATCGTTTTACCGCTATCATCGCAGTTATCTTTGATGTCTCCAGTGGATTCGATCGGCATTTCAAAGCGGGCGTTAGGGGCATTTTTGAACACGATTGCCTTCCCGCCACCATCAACAACAATCCCGGCGCGGGTTAAGGTAACGGACTGGCCCTGGTCGTCATAAATGGCAACCTCACCGCGCGCAAGACCTTTCAGCCGGTACCGCCTGTCGGCAACAATGACCGCCATGCCGTGGGAACGGTCGCCGCCGGGAAACAGCACCACCGCCTCAGCACCGTTTTGCGCGGCGGAGGTGAAACCATAAGGTTCAAGGTGCTCAACCCCTTCCTTGGGGTCACCGGCAATCAGCTTCAGCCCGACCGCCTGGCATTTTTTCGCGGTATCAAGCGCGGTAATAACAGCACGAGCCACAATATTCTGTAGGGAGTTATTCATCAGAAATCGATCCCCCCGCTGGACTTTTTCTTCTTCGCCTTCGGCTTTGTCGGCTCAGGCAGGTAAGCATCCGCTGGACCAACCCTGATTTCAGTGATCGTGCCGTTATTGTCCTGGCTGTAAGACACCTCGGCGATCACCAGCATTTCATTATCAAAACCATTCAGCGGGTCATAGACCACCACCGACTGATTTGGCTTCCATAATTCCCCATTCCCCTGGCGCCAGCCCTGAACGGTGTAGGTTGTCTCCTGCGTTTTAGCTGCACGCTGGCGCGCCTCGAATTCACAGCGGGATTTGCAACTGTCGGTGGTGGCCGTGCCGGACTGCTGGAGAGTATGAGGTCGATAGCGGGTTACGCCAGAATCAGTGGTACTCTGGCGAATAGCGGCAATCGTAGCTTCGCCAAAATCATCGTCAGTGCCAGGGCGCTGCCCGGTAACAAGATAACTGGAGAAGCGATCGCGAACACTGCGTTCGGTATCACATGAAAGGATATTATCCCCCAGCACCAGCGCGGTGACGGCTTTGGCACTTCCGGGTGTACCCAGCACCAGCCGCCCCAGCTCATCATCATACGCCAGCGCCTGCACCTGACCCAGCAAGCGATTAAGACA